GGAAATGAAGATATGACACTTCTGGTTGATACAGTTAAAGAATATCTCGAAGCATCAAACATACTTGCCGATTATGAGTATTTATATTTATTTGATGAAAGCGACTATAAAAACAGCTTCATCTTTGTTATTAGGCAATTACCAACCGCTAGTGATGATATACATAGTTTAGATGCTGATTTCGAGGTTAGTTTTATTACTACTCATAACAAGCAGCCGAACAAAGTTACCCAAGTGTTAACAGACGCAACAAACTTACGCAAGTATATCTTTGAAAATTTTGAATATGATTGTATTATTAACACTAGTATATTAAGTGAACCGTCAGGCCCGTTTCATACCGAGTCAGGCAGATCGGTTTATCGCTTTAACTTTCGGGTAGAAACAAACCCCGAACTAATCTACGGGTAAAATTATGGCTTGTGGTCAAAAGGTCGGCAAAAAATGGCTGATGTATTTTTTAATAAGCTCCGACTGTCAAACTATTCCGACTATCGGCGCTATGAAACGATTGGGCGGTCTTACTACTAAGGGCTGGGAAGATAACGCTAACCCAACAACATCAACGACAGATGCATACGATTATCAGCAAAATTCAAGTACTGTTTTTAGTTTAAATATTACTGGTACATTAGATTTGTTTGATGATGTAGCACTTAATCAGAAAGAATTCTTTGATTTTGCAGCTAACTTCCGCACTCAAGGTTATGCAGATCGTAAACTTTGGATTGGCTTGACAGATAGTGAGTCAGAAGAGTTAATTGATTATATGCTAATTGATTCAATTTCTGATACCAGCCCAACAGACGGCAACCGAACAAAAGATATTTCGCTTAGTCACGGCGGCGAACTAAACCCGAAACATACTTACTTATAAGAGGTTGATAGAATGCCTTTAATTGAAGAAACCACATTGGTACAGGGTCAATCAACCGCTGTAACTGTAACAACACTGGATGCGTCAGATACTTTGGTTTTCAACACCAAGGGTCAGCGATTAACATTTACTAACCCTACCGGCGGCGCTATTACAGCTAACCTTTTAGGTTCTGGAGTTTCAGGCACCAAACCTTGCTTTGGCGGCGGTGAAGTTGATTTGTCATTAGGTTTTGATATGGCGATCCCCGCTGGCGATACTGCTGCTGTTGATTTAATTACTGTGCGTGATTATTTAGGCGCTGCAGGCAACACGGTTACTATCACCAACGGTTCAGGTCTTGAGGCTACATTAGTAGTTAGCTAATGGTCAATACTGCAATCGGTGAAGCGCAGATTAGATGTAATGATAGGGCCTATTTATTTAGGCCCTCTTTTTTTGCGCTGTCTAAAATATGTGAAATTCAAGATCCGCTAGAATTACTAAAACGCCTAAATATACTTTACCTGGTTAAAGATAAAGACGTTTTACATTCTGCTGATGCTATGGCGTGCTGTTTAATTATTTTTCAGTGCTGCTATGTAGGCGAATATGATCAAGATATCTTAATGGATGATATCGGATGCATTGTTGAGTCAAAAACCAAAAAAGGTAGATTTTTATTTAAGCAGTCAAATATCCCTCAACATGATCTTATTGTTATATCTAGATACTTGCTAGAAAAGGCGCTAATTGGGAAACCAAAAGTAGAGCCAAAATATAAAAACAGCAAAGATATAGTTGTTATAGATGCTAATGAATTTGTTGCTTGCGCTGTCGCTCATCTTGGAATTGACAATAAAGCAGCATGGGATATGACAATGACAGAATTCCAACGAGCGATGGAGAGTAAATTCCCAGATCAGCTAGAAGAAAAGGGTATGACAGAATCTGAATATGATAAGATGATTGAAAAAGCAGAGGCTAGAGGTTATCACTAATGACTGAAAAGGTTGGTGGCGTTTCTTATGATGTTGAAATGGACGTTTCTGAGGTTCTTAAGGCCGACAAGGTTATTGATAAATTTTCTGCAGATGTTGATAAAAATTTAACTAAAACAGATAAGTCACTTCAAAAGCTATCTACTCAGACAACAAAAACATCTAAAGCCGTATCTGGTAGTTTCTCAAAAATAGGTAGAAACGCTGGCCAAGCTGGTGTGCAAGTTCAGCAATTCATAGGCCAAGTTCAAGGCGGACAATCTGCCATGCTTGCGCTATCTCAACAAGCTGCAGATTTAGGTATTGTTTTAGGTCTTCCTTTAGCGGGTGCTATTGCTGGCATAACAGCATCAATCGCTGGCCCGTTATATAGCGCGCTAACAAATGGGTCTGATGCTGTAGAGTCTTTTAAAATTGACATTGATGAATTAACAAAGTCAATGGATGAGCTGTCAGATCTATCTAAGAACCAAATAGCAGCCGCTATTATTGATGTAAACGAAAACATGGATGAGCTATCTAAGCAAGCTCAATCAACTGGCGATAACATATTCAAGCTTAGCGAGACGTTAGATAAAGGATTTAAAGATACAGCAGGTCGTAGAGAGATAAAACTTACGACGGAAGAAACTGAAGAATTAGAAAAAGAACTCATTAGAGAACAGGCTACGCTTGATGAATTGAATAGTGAGCTAGAAAAAAACCGCAGTCTACTTATCGAATTAACAACTGGAACGCAAGGGTATAAAGACGGGACAAAAGAAACGTCTGATGCTATTGATAAGTTGTCACAGTCATTACAGGCGCAAGTTATAGCTCTTGAGCAAGGCGAAGAAGCGGCGTTTAGGTATGCGACAGCACAGCAGCTTGGATTGACTGCAGCGGAGCAATTGCCAGCAGCTATTGATGAACAAATAAATCAAATATTCTACCTTAAATCAATTCAAGAGCAGCAGCTTGAAGCTGAACGCAATCTAAGAAAAAGAAACGCAGAAGAGCTAAAGCAGCAGCAAAAACAGCAAATAGATTTAAACAAAGAGCTAGAAAAAGTTACTGATAGAAGCCTTGACAGAATGGCTAACGGTATAGCTAATGTTATTGTTGAGGGTGGGAGCTTAAATGACATGTTTAGCCAAATAGGTAGAACTATTTTGACTGAAACATTAACAGCTCTTATTAGATTTGGTATACAGCAGGGTATAAACGCTGCAATAGCAACATCAACAAGCAACGCTGTAACAGCAAACCAAGTTGCTAATAATGCAACAATAGCCGCCAGCGCCGCTCCTGCAGCAGCTTTACAGTCAACTGCAACGTTTGGCACTGCGGCAGTTGTTGGTGGAGCAGCATTACTTGCAACACTAGCCATTGCAAAAGGTGCTGGACGCAGAACGGGCGGCAATGTTTCAGCTGGTATGATGCATGAAGTTGGTGAGGTTGGTCCAGAGCTATTAAGCTATGGTAATAAAAATTACCTTATACCTGGAAGAAATGGGTCGATAACACCTACCGATCAAATGGGTGGTGGTAGCAATGTTGATATAACTATCATAAATAACACACCAGCTAACGTTAGCGCATCAACTGAAACCAAAAACGGCACTCAGTCTGTAACATTGACAATTGATGATATTGCTAGTGATATAAGAGGTAGGGGCAAGGTCTTTAACGCTATAACCCAAACAACAACAGCGCAAAACAGAGGCGGGAGATAATGGCTGAATTGAACTACCCTAGCGCGATCCCATTAATGCAGCGTGATAAGGCGCGCAATGAGTCGCAAACATTCATTAACGCTAATCCGGCTGCAGGCGCTCCATTTGTCCAACTTATAACCGAAGATGTTAGCGCGGAATGGCCGTTTACTGTTCGAATGACAAGAGGTCAAGCGGTTGTTTTCCAGTCCTGGCTAAGAACAGCTGATAGCAACGGAGATAAGCCTATTGATGGCGCTTTTTTTGATATGAGCGTGTTGGTTGAATTTGGGCTTGAAACGCAAGAAATTAGATTTCTACAGCAACCGCAAATAACATCAGTACAAGGTAATTTTTTAACTTACTCTGCTCAATGTATAACTAGGTCGCTTAATCTTGGTTTTGATTCTGATAATTACGAGACCATCAACGATTTAGCCGATTTAACATGCGATGGCGATTATTTGGCTGCTGCCGGAAAGCTTGATTATATCGTAACAATGGTATTGCCGTAATGACTATTGCAACTGTTGAACAAAGGCAATTTTTCGCAACAAAAAAGCGCTTGGTATGGTTTGAAACTATTGAACTGTATCATCCTGATTTAGGGATTCTTAGATACGTACTTAATCAGAAGTTTGACAAGCAATTTACACTTGAAGCAGACGCGCCAAGAAACCCGAGTGAAACGGTAACTTTTAATCCTGTAGCGGCAAACACCACAGATCCAGAATTGACTAGTGGTGTTCTTACAAGATCATTTCAATTTGAGCGCGTAGGAACCGAGATAAAAGAAAAACTAAAATCTATTGATGCAGATACAGGCGGATACATAAAACAGCTTGAGGTTGTTTACAGGCAGTATATAAATAACACCACCGCGCCAGCTAATAACGTTGAATATCTTTTTGGGGGCGTATCTATTGTTGGCGATAGAATCAACTTAACAGCGAGTGATGATCAGCCTTCTAGCGTTAATGTTGCTATAATTCAAAATATTCAAAATTTACCAGGACTAAAAGGAGTCGTTTAAATGCGATGGGATAATTACATAAATCTAGTGATCGGAAAGCCGTGGGTTAACAGAACAAGAGGGCCTAAAGAATTTGATTGCTATGGATTGTTGATTGACTCATTAGAAAAAGTTAAAAACTTAAACATACCAGTTGCAGATGGTTATTTTGAATGTGAATCAATAGAATCTGCTGGCAAAACAGAACTTGAAACAGAAAATTGGATCGAAACAACATCTAATTTTGCAGATGCATTTGCAGCGTATGATGAAAATAATGATATGTTTCACGTTGGCGCGGTTACTCCGCATGGCTGTTTACATGCGTTTGGTTTGCATGGTAGCGGTAGCGTTGCACTTCATAAGTTGTCGAAATTAACTAGACTGTTACAATTAAGCAATCCAAAGTTTAAAGAGCTTAAGTTCTACCGCTATGCCAATAGTTAACATTCGCCGTGATGCATTTAACCCAACAAAAGCAGAAACTTATCAAGCAAATTGTGTAAACCTTGCTGACTGGATGACAGAAAATGTCATTGCAAATCAAGACGCAAATACTATTCAAGTTGTTCTTAATGGTCACTTACTTTGTGACACTGGCAAGATGCATCAATACCAATGCAACAAGTCTATAGATAGAGTTCTTTGCGAGCATGACAGTGTTGATATATTGATTATGCCAATGGGTCTTGATCCATTAAGTCTTGTATTAATTGGTGTTGCAATTTCACTTGTGGCTGTTCAAGCTTTGGTTCCAAAGCCTGACATACCAAATTTGCAAGGACAACAAGCAACAAGCCCCAACAATCAGCTAAAGTCAGCGACCAATGGCTTTAGGATAAATCAAGCTATTGCAGATATATACGGACGCAGACGGGTAACACCTGACTTTGCAGCGCCTAGTTATTGGATATACGAAAATAACCAAAAAATAGTTAAAGAGTTATTTGTTGTTGGTGAGGGTTATTATGATTTCACAGAAGCAAGATTCGGTGAAAGTGAAATATCCGATTTGCCAGATTCAACCGCTACATTCTATGAGCCTGGTGATTTGTTACCGGCGGACCAAAGAAGGACAGTTGTTGGATCTAACTCAGTGGACGGGCAAGAGCTTATAGCGCCTAACGATCCATCTTTGGTACAAGCGGTAAATACTACAATTAACACAGATAGTCAGCTTGAATTTCCAAATACTGATATTGTTTTTGATGAGCTTGGTTTAGGCATCGGCGATGAGTTTAATTTAAACTTTGATGCCGGCGCCGGCAATCAGTTCAATGGAACTGTTGAAATAAGCAACATAACAGACACTGGATCTGTATTTGAAGTTGATGTTGTTGGAACACCATTTTCGGTTATCACCACTCAACCATCAACCGATAGTGACGCTGTTTTTAGTGTACTGCCTCCTGCTGGTGATGCCTTTGCAAACTGGACTGACTGGTTTGTTTTGGACGGTTCAAACCTTGATGATATATGGGTTAACTTGCAAGCGCCTCAAGGTCTTGCTGATGAAGACCAAAAAGAAATAAACATCGAGGTAACAATACAGGCTCGGGAGGTCGATGATGTTGGGCCATTCCAAGAGTTTGATGTAACTTTAACCGGCTCGACAACTCAGCCTCAATTTAGAACTTATGAGGTAGCGGCAAATATAACGGTACCACCTAACAAGTCAGAAATAAGATTAAGACGTAAAACAGATTTATTCCCAACCGGCTCGCTTCAAAGTGTCAAAATAGAAGAAGCATGGGCGGTTACTGATTATAGTGACGCTGAACTTGTTAATGATAATTTTAGTATGGCTTACTTAGAACGCCGAGCAACAACTTTATCTTTAGCGCCTCAATCACCTAAGTTTAATGTTATAGCTCAAAGAAAACTTAGGCTGTTTGATACCGGCAGCGGAACTATCGATCCTACTGAGACAGCGACAAGAAGTTTTGCAGATGCCGTTTTTCATATTCTTTATTTTAAAATGGGAATACCGCTAAACGCAATCGATACAGAATCGCTTTTTGATATTAGTGATGGTCTTGCTGAGGATTATCTAGGTTATTTTGATTATTCTTTTGATGACAAAAACATCGATGGAAATCAAAGAATAGTTACCGCTTGCGATGTGGCAAGAGTTTTGCCTTTTAAATCTGGTGGTAGAATCTGGACTTTCGTTAGAGACGAAGAAAAGCCGGTTAGAAGCGCGCTTCTTAATCGCAGAAACATGCCTCCGCAAGATACTAATCAAACATGGTCATTTAGAAAGCCTAGGGACTATGACAGTGTTGCATTAACCTATGTTAATTTTGATGAGAACCAAGAGGTGACAATTTATCGCAGTATCGATAATAACGGTGTTATATCTAACACTGCAGGCGTAAATACAAACGAGTTTACTTTATCTGGTTGCGTTGATGAAGACCAAGCAGAAAATAGAATCGACTTTGAAATACGCAAAATAAAATACCAGCGTATTGCTGCAGATGTTACAGCTATGAATGATGGTCTTTACATTGGTCTTGGTGATAGAGTTGGATGGGCTGATATTAACGATAGTCAAATTTTTGACGGTGAAATATTAGGCGAATCTGGAACAGAATACGACACTAGCGAAGCGTTTAGGCCGGAAGGTGGAGAGACTTATTATTGTTATCTTACTGACAATGAAGGCGTACCAACCGCAAGCCCGTTTGTTGTAACTGCAAGATTAGATACTGAATTTGGATTTAGTGGATTAGCTGGTCAATCATTCTTGCCGACTGGTAAAGAGCAAATAGGTTCAAGATATATAATAGCCAAGCAATCAGATTTAGATTTAAGTGATTTTACAGTAACAAGCAGAGGTGGAAGGGACGAGAACGGAAACGTTCAAATAGGTATGGTTAATTACGATCCGCGCGTTTACTCTCAAGATCCTTAATTGTATCAATTGCTTCATTAACTGCTTTAGCAAGTGAGTTACAATCAATATCATCAAGCTTATTAGCGGCAAGTTTTAACTTTGCCGCTAAGCTATCAATTTTGATGTTGTCAATTCCCGATTCGTCTTTGATCATGGTTTATATGTTGCTTAAGTTTACGTAATAAATAGGAACATTCCGCTATTTATCTGTAATAAATGGGAATGTTCCTGCAATGACAGTGTTATACGGTTTAGTCCGATATATCATGATCACCATTAATCCACCCGTCATCCCAATCAAAACCTCCACTTTCTACAAGTTCAGCAACATGTTTTACATCATCCCAATTAAGATTGTTTTGTGCCCAATCTTCGACTTCATAATCATCTGATTCAAACAAAGGTAAAGTGTCTTCATTTAGGGACTTCTCCACACTAACCCCGTCTTTAGCTGCATAATACTGCGCTCTATTCTCTGCGATAACTCTCACAGGAACTGCCCATGTTTGACCGTTGCTCATTTTTGTTAAATACTTTTTATCTAATATACTCATTGCTTTTGCTCCCAGTTATCACCGTATAACAACCCATTCTAGCAGACGGTTAAAGTTTGGCTAGCAAGCTCCGCTAAGCTTGCCGCCGCTAAATTAATGGTTATGTGGCTACAACTTCTCAACCGTAATTCTGTACTCAGGTGTGCCGTCCAGTTTTTGTATTTCAACAGGTTTTCCGAAATTTATTGCATGTTCGGCAACAGCGACTAGCGCTTCTATAGTTACATCTTTTTTATTTGCGCCCCACGTTCTACCATCTTTTAACACGCTCCCTGCAAATATAGTTCCAGTTAACGGGCTGGTAGCAATATGTAAATTATTACTCATCTTCTTTATTCCCTACTTATTTATTTCATAAAATCAATTAAATCTGCAGCGCTATTTTTTAAATCTTCTAGCGTTCCAGCGTTAACAATTGTTCGGTTAATTAAATGTTCGGCTATTCCAGATTCAGAGCTATGTGATCTAACTTTAGCTTTAGTAGGTCTTTCAATATTAACTACGATACCGCCGTGTTTTCTTATTAACTCAGCCTCATTATTAAATCGAACATCAGTAACGATAAGATCGCTAGTTTCTTCAATTTTCTTTTCTGCAGCCAATAACCACAAATCAGAGTTAATCGAGTTGCGGCCCCATTCAGTACCTAATGTTTGCATTGCTTTTCGAGGTGAAACACCAAAATAAGGATCAACTTCTTCTTTCAGATGACCGTTAACGTGATCGTCTGTCCAACCGAATATTTCACAACAAGCATTTTTTATTGGCAATGCAAAAGCATAAGTTTCAAATACAATGAAATCGCAAAGCATAAAAGCGAATGTATCTTTTCCGCTACGGGCTTCACCAGTTAAGCCAATTAACATATAAACCTACCTTTGATAGCTTGATAAACAGATTTACCGTTAAACAAACGGCGTAAAGAATAAGAACGAACTAACGATATGAATGTATAACAAACGCCAAGACCTATATTTTGCTCAATCGTTATAGACCAGCCAAACAAAGGAAAAAGCGTCATATTGGCAATAAAGTTTATCGTAAACCCAACTAAGATATTGGTTAACGCTTCTAGCCAAGAATCAACGCGCGATTGCTGCATTAGATTTTATCCCCTTTTCATTCAAAATCAAAACGCCACATAACAACGCAATCATCGCGGACGCAAAAGGTTTAGTTCGTTTCATTTTTTTACTCTCTTGTTTAAGTTTAAATTAATTAGTTAACGCGTTCTTGCGCCAGTTATTGCAAAGGTTACTTAAACCTTAATTTCAATTCACCTTCCGGCGTTATAGATATTTTAGCAGAGCTGTTAACAAAGCTCTTTTCCCATTAACTACCTAAACGCCTCAACCCATCGATTATAATCATCATAATACTCTTGCGCGGTAGCCTTTCCACCAGCATTCCAAAATGACTTGCAATATTCAGCACAGCTTTCTAGCGTCTTAGGGATCGGGTTTACGTCCATGTGCAGCCGCTTTCTGGCCATAAATGTTGCGTATTTAAAATCGTAAATCAT